CGCGGATATTTACAATTGACCGGTCGCTACAACTATAACAAATATTCAAAACTCATGTTCAGCAAAGGTTTAGTTTCTTCTGAGACCGCGTTGGTAGACGATCCAGCATTATTAAACACGCCGGAGATTGCTGCACAGGTCAGTGTGTTGTACCTGCTGGATCGTTGCAAAGCAGATCAAACAGACCCGGGGTATGTAGAAAAAGCAATTGAGTCGGTGGGCAAGTGCACACCTGACATATACGCCAAGAAGAAGGGATTTTATTCTTGCTTCTTGGCCCAATTGCAGCCGGCGTAATGCCATTGGACCGCAAATTTTACAACAATAAATAGACCATGCCATACAAAAATTTTGAAATCACCGGTCCGGGTTCTGTTGAACAACGTGCGCAAAAGCAAAATCAATTCTATAAAGGATTTAGTTCTGCAGGCACAAAGAAATCCGGCACCAAATTATACGACTTTGATCTGGTCAAACAGGACATAATAAATCAATTCAACACTCGGCGTGGTGAGCGAGTGATGAACCCCAACTTCGGCAGCATCATCTGGGACCTGATGATGGAACCGCTGACTGACGATGTCAGGGATGCATTGTCCAACGACATCACTACCATTTGTAATTCAGACCCCAGAGTCACCCCAACTCAGATCAAGCTCACCGAATATGACATGGGATATGTGTTGGAATTAACACTGTTGCTCAACGGCACTGATCAAAGCAGCAATCTGCGACTGACATTCGACCAAAAAATTGGTCTTGGTGTACAATAATATACCCAGATTATTGATGTAATAAATATAGTATCAACTAAAATCCCTATGATTCCATCAACTAATACAAAACTTCTAGTGGCCGAAGACTGGAAAAAGATTTACCAATCTTTCCGTAATGCAGACTTTCAGAGTTATGACTTTGAAACACTGCGCCGCACCATGATTTCATATCTTGAGGAAAATTATCCTGAAGATTTTAACGATTATATCGACAGTAGTGAATACATTGCCCTTATAGACGTTATCGCTTACCTGGGACAAAACCTTAGTTTCCGTATTGATTTAAACGCTCGTGAAAACTTTCTAGAAACCGCTCAACGCAGGGACAGCATCTTGCGCTTGGCGCAATTGATCAGCTATGCACCTTCTAGAAACACACCAGCGTCGGGATTTTTAAAAGTCACAGCAATATCCACCACAGACAACGTGATTGATTCCAATGGCATCAACTTGGCCAACACCACCATCAGTTGGAACGATCCAACCAACATCAGCTGGTATCAGCAATTTATTGGAATATTAAACTCTGCCATGAGTGGTAGTTTTGTATTTGGCAAGCCTTATGACAGAAATACCATTGATGGTGTGCTCACTGAACAATATAGAATTGCCAGTGCAAATACAGATGTTTCCATCTATAGTTTTTTGTCCAACATTGGTGGCACGTCCATGAATTTTGAAATCGTGCCAGCCACGTTCTCGGGACAAAGCTACATTTATGAAGAGGCGCCCAGGCCAGCCAATACATTTAGTTTTATATATCAGAATGACAATCAAGGATCAGGCAGTGCAAATACTGGATTCTTCACACACTTCCGTCAGGGATCGTTGAGTACATCTCAATTTAGCATACCTGCTCCAGTGCCCAATCAAATCATTGGAGTCAATACACCCAACATTAACAAGACAGATGTCTGGTTATGGCAGTTGGATGCAACAGGTGTATACGACAATGTATGGACCAAGGTTCCTGACATTGTGGGCAACAACATCATCTACAATAGTTTAGACAAGAATATTAGAAATATATACAGCGTTTCCTCACGCGATCAAGACCAGATTGATTTAAACTTTGCAGATGGTAGTTTTGGCAACCTGCCCAAGGGAAATTTCAGGTTATTCTACCGCCAGAGTAATGGATTGACCTATTCCATCAAACCAGAGCAGATGAGCGGGGTAGTGGTTGATGTACCCTACTTTAATAAATCAGGACAACGACAGGTATTGACCATGACCATGGGTCTGCAATACACAGTGAACAACAGCTCGGGTCCTGAGACCAACGCCAGCATACAGAATAAAGCACCGCAGGCCTACTACACTCAAAATCGCATGGTCACAGCGGAGGACTACAACATTGCGCCATTGACTGTGGGAAATGACGTACTCAAGGTTAAAAGTGTCAATCGTGTGTCAAGTGGTCTAAGCAAATATTTTGATCTAAGCGACATCAGCGGAAAATATAGTAAAACAAACATCTTTGCCAATGACGGAATTTTATACAAAAAGGCTTACGAGCAAAATTTTGAATTTTCGTCTACCAATAGAAACGAAATTTTTTCAGTAATAAAACAACAATTGGCTCCGGTAATAGCATCCGCGGCCATGCGGTCGTTTTACTTTGACTTGTACCCACGCCCAACCTTGGACTATGCCACACCTGATACATTTTATTGGAAACAAGTTAATAAAACTTCAGGACAGAGTCGCGGATATTTTTATCAGGGCACCGGCGGCGTAGAGATTCCACAAAATGTGGGGGTGTTTTCCACTAGTAATTTGCGGCATGTGGAACCTGGGGCCCTGATAAAATTTAAACCACCTGCCGGAAAATATTTTTTACCCAATGGATCTGTGGTGTCTAAAATCAGTGGAAAAACATTAAATTATCTATGGGTTAAAGTCGTGCAGGTCATCGGCGATGGATCTAATTCTGGACAGGGCGCCCTGGATGATGGCACAGGTCCCATCATATTCAGCAATGCCATTGACAGTTCCGCAAGCCCAGTGGAAATTATCCCCAAATTCATTAGCACATTTTCATATACATTTGAATCTGCACTGGTAAATCTATGCCTCAACCAACGTAATTTTGGATTGTCGTTTGACAAATTGTACAGAAAGTGGAATATTATTTCTGATTCCAACCTGGATTTATACAGGCCATTCAGCCTGGATCTTCAAAACGACACTGACAACGCCAGCAGAGATGCCAGTTGGCTGGTGTCGTTCACTTGGACTGGGAAAAGTTACAATGTGAGATATCGTAGTATTGATTACATCTTTGAGAGTGCTGCGGAAACTGCATTTTTTGTAGATCCCAACTCCATCAATTACGACTTTGTCAACGACACGGTGATCAAGGATCGAATTGATGTATTATCAATCAACACAGCAGTACAACCTCTGCTGGCTGCCAGCACAGCCACCGTCGGCAGCGTGGGTAAAGATTATCAATGGCAGATTGACAACGCCATTGTAGAGGCTGACGGATACACTGAGCCCAAGAAGGTCAAGGTTAGTTTTTATGATTACAATAATGCTGGACAGATAAGTGATCCGGATGCGTTCGTTAACATAGTGGAACCTTTGACCACCAGTACAGTCACTGGATTTTTAGATAAATTTGTTTATTTTCAAAAGGCAGCAGGGACCACTGGATATTCATTAGTTGATAGTGAACAGTTTTCAGCATACCCCACGCCGGATGATGTGCCCAGGGCTGTGTTGGAACTTGCGCAGTCTGGTGATCTTTATTATTTTTATGACCCTGCTTATAATGTCATCAACAGTTACTCCACTGGCGTCACCACCTGGATTTATGAGGACAGCTATATTGCCTATCCAGGACGCGACACATTAAAATTTCATTATGTGCACAACAGCGGCGAAGACAAACGCATTGACCCCAGCAAGAGCAACATAATAGACGTCTACTTGTTGACAGCCACCTACGATACCAATTACAGAAACTGGCTGCTGACTGGATCGGGATTGGAGCCAGCATCTCCCACTAGTCAGGGTCTAGAACAAAATTATTCAGCCTTGCTGGAACCAATAAAAACCATCAGTGATGAAATGGTTTTCCAACCCGTAAAATACAAAGTGTTATTTGGCAGTCGAGCTGCACCCAGTTTACAAGCCACATTTAAAGCCGTGAGAAATTCCAGCAGACCAGTCAGTGATAACGATCTTAAGACTCGCATACTTGATGCCATACAAAACTTTTTCACGCTGGAAAATTGGGACTTTGGGCAAAGTTTTTACTTTAGCGAATTGTCCACCTATGTGATGAATTTATTAACACCTGACATTACCAACTTTATCATAGTGCCCAAGACATCCAACAACTTTGGTAGTTTGTATGAGATTGCATGTTTAAGCAACGAAATTTTTATTAATGGTGCCACGGTGTCGGATATAGAAATTATTGATGCCATTACAGCATCACAATTAAAAACATCATCCATAGTGACCACTGCATCACAATTGGAGACGGCGTCTAATACAACCACCGCATCACAATTGAGAACATTATCCAACGCATCACAATCGGGCATGTCATCGACCGGTGGAACGTACTCGACCGGTGGAACGTACTCGACCGGTGGAACGCCCTCGACCGGTGGAACGCCCTCGACCGGTGGAACGCCCTCGACCGG